TTATTAGCAGCAGTATTGGCAGTTGCGTCAGGGGCATAAAAAGCTACTTTTACATTTGCAGTATCAGTCACATCTATTATTGCACTGCAATGAGAACTCTGATACCAAACCGACCTTAAACCCATATAGGCTTGCGAAATTTTTGTATAAGCAGAATCATTTACTGTCGCATAAATTGCGGATAAAACATAAGAGGATTCGTCTGAAGAATTATTCATATAGTCAAAAGTGACATACCAATAACCAGTAGAAGGAAAAGTAAAAATACCCGAACTTTCCGTCATAGCGCTTCCTGGAAAGCTATTATTAGGTGCAGTATCACATTGCTCTAAATTAGAAGCAATGGGTTGTGCTAGTCCTGTAAAATTAGTAGTTAATCTCCATTGATCAGCCGTACCTACTCCACCAGCAGGAGCTGCATAAGTTTGGTCGCCTCTTAAAAAAGTTGTTGAATCCGCTGTCCCTGTACCAAGTCTAGCTGTTGCGATCGTTCCTGTTAATGCTGCTGTTAAAGTTTCATCACCACCACCAGATCCTTCTGTTAATGTAATATTAGTTCCTCCCACTAATTTACCATTTAAATATCCAGGTGTTGTATCATCAGCGGATACCGCTACTTTATCATTAGTGTCGGCTGCTATACTAGACCAAGCATTATCACCTCTTAAATAAGTTGAAGCGGATGCTGTTCCAGTAGCTGATAATTCATCTACTCCAATAGCATCATCTGCGACCTTAGGATTTGTAACTGCTAGATCTGCAATTTGAGCTGTGCCTACAGATGCTAATCCCGGAGTAACTGTTTGAATTCCTTTTCCTAAATAAACACAATAAAGTGTATCGACAGTTGTAGTTGCCGTACCCATTGTTAAAACTGTTCCTGTTGCTGTGTATGTAGAAGGTTTTTGACGAACGTTATTTAAAAATAATGCAATGTCTTCTGAGTTCGTTACGCTCGAACTAAGAACGTATCCCGTACCATTAATGGTAGTGAATGTTTGCGACGATATGCTGATATACGCTTCAGCCGGCGTGTTTCCTATGTAAGCCATGTTTGTCCTTAAGTACTAATTGCATCAACTGCGCTTACCCATACATCACATGAAGAAGCTGTATCACTAACGACTTTAAGAGCATCTGAAGTAGTACCATCTAGTACTAATTTTGCTCCTCCATCTAAAACCTGTAAAGAACTGCCCACAGGGAGTGGAGCATCTTTCACAAGATAGATATCATTTGTTCCGTCATTAATATAACAACTTACATTGATTGCAGAAGTATGCACATTCGATAAAGATATACCAACAATAGCATCGTAAGAATTTGCTGTCGTAATTGTAGCCGGCGCTGTTCCTACGTTGTTAGAGGTAAATCTTCTAAAATTTTGTGCCATATTTTTTCCTTGTTATAACGCAATAGCCATTGCTGTTGCGAATCCTTTTGTAGCTAAGCCAGGATCACTAGCGTCGCCAAAAACTATATTACCAGAAGTATCTTTCATTAAAGCTTTTTCTGATGGTAAAGAGACAAAAACTATTTTAGTTCCAGATGCAAAATCAGTTTTGGAACCACCATTACTACTATTAATTACGGTATCTCTTGATAGTGTAGTTGTTCCATTAGTATAAGTACCAATTCCTACTTCCCATTCTGCCGGAACATCTTCTCCGACAATAGTATAGTAAGTGGTATTGGTAGTACCAACCCCAGCATTAAAAGTTATGAAACCTGTAACTGCACCAGTTAATACAAAATCAATTGTACCAACTGTCGTCGAGGTTTCTTTTACTCGATCGTCTGTTTTAAAAGCCATTTAATCTCCTATGCTACTCTTATAATAGCAGTACTTGCACCAGCTGATGGGAACTGAATCGTAAATGTTCCAGTAGTGGAAGTTTGATCGGTTCCAAAATCTAGAACACAAACTGCTTTGTCACCTTCATCGTCGTTATAAATCAATGCATATCTTGCAGTGATCGTAGCACTCGTGAAAGAAAGATCATCAAAGTCAACGATCGCAGTTGTACCATCTACTGATACTGCTTGGTTAGCTAAAGTTCCACCACCAGCGGCATAACTTCCACTGTCGGGTACTTCATTACCTGTAGTATAGATTGTAGTTCCTGCTACGTTTCCTGTATATGAACTTGTATACAAAGCTAATTTAAATGCATCTCCGCCTGCTCCGGTTTCAAAGTCGTGAATACCTTGAAGCAATTCTGATTTAAAACTAGTCATTACCGTATTTGCCATTTTTTATCTCCTTAATTAATTATGGACTTGGTGGAACAGATCTTAGTTTTTGTCTAATTTCTCCGTCCACATATTCGTCTCTTCTTCTTCTACCTTGTTGCTCGATACCTAATCCTCTTAAGGATTGTGAGTATCGACCTTCGTATGTTGCTAGCATGTCTTTATCTTTTAGAAAAGAGTATGCTTCGACAAGACAAGCATACAAGAGCGTATTAGGAGCATTCATGCTTAAATACGTAGTTGTGTTAGATGAATCTAGTTTAGTTCCATCTGTTGTGTTAGGTCTTTTAACATAAGCGCACTCAACATTCAAGGCTACGTCTGGTGTTGGACCCAATAACAATTTTGTTTCATTCCAATAGGCATAAAATAAAGGTGTGCCTGTAGTTGTTCTATTAGCAGTATATTCATCTATAAAAGAGACATCTTTTTGCATCAAAGTACTTCTAGCCCCTGTGCTAGAACTGTATGTTTCTAGCCATCTAATCAATAAAATACCTGTTGGAAGGGTTAAAAATTCATTTCCTACTGTTAATGTAGAGTAATCATTTCTTCTAAAAACATCTAAATCAACATCTGTCATGATCCTAAATTCAGCGTCTTCTATAAACCCATTTACAATAGTTGATGTAAATACAGTATCATCTACCTCTGTATAAGCTCTAATTTTTGTAACTAATTGATCATATGTCATGGTGTAATAGTAACAGGTCCCGCTGAAACTGGAAACCCACCTCCTTCAATTCCTCCGACTGTAGCATTAGTTCCAATTTTTTCAAAGGTAAAATAATTAGTAGGATCTTCTATTAAGTAAACAAGTGCTCCTGCTAAATGAGTAGCTTTAGTTGTACCATAAGCTCCTCTAGTTACAACATTTGAATTAATAGCGGTTGCCTCCGGGCTCACTTGTCCTAATGAATTATCATCAGCAATAGTTGTATATTGAATAAGCTCTGTTCCTATTAATATAGATTGTTTTAAAAAATTAGTAGTCGTTACTGACTCAAATTCTGTAGCATTAGTTAATTTAATTCCTGTAGTTTGAGTAGCATCAATTGCATCAACTAAAGTTGTATTTCTAGCTTCTCCTCTTTTACCAACAAGAATTGTATGACCTGCTGCCTGACAAATATAAGAACCAGCAATTCCATCAACATCTTTACAAATTGAAAATTTATTTGTTACTGAAGAAACTTGAGGGGTTCCTCTAAATCGTACAGTAGTATAATTATTTCTTTGATGATTTGGTGAGTGTGTCCAAACTTGTGGATTACCTGCTAAATAAGTTTCAAAAGGATTTTCAGGAAGCATCACTGGAGTTTTAGGTGCAGATCTTTGTTCCGGTCTAGGGTTTTCTAACCCAATTCCGTCTGGACCAATAACTGCTAATTCCAATTGTGGTTGTTTAGATTCATATTCTGTATAATGTACCCACATTCCATTCCATTCTTTAACCATTTCACGATAAGGAAATCTTAAACCACTCCTATCTGAAATTGCTATTGCATGTTGTCCTGAGGCGAATTTTGGCATAATTAACTAACTGATGGGTAATAAGTTTTTGGGGTTATATAAGAACTTGAAGATGATCCATCTTCAGTTAAAGCTCTTGCTAATTCATCTTCGTAATATAATTTTAATGCTTGTGTTCTATCAGGTGAAATTTTTTGACTTAAATAAAAAGCTAAACCTGAAGTCATAGCTGGTAAAAATCTATACGGAGCATCTGGATTATTTTTATAGATTCCGGAATCTTGAATTCTTTTAATATAATAAAAATTTAAATATTTATTTGTACTTGAACTTGGAGCTAAATAAATTGTAATGTCTGTATATTCTCTGAATCTTTGAATGAAATATTGAGAAGGAGTTCCTTTAGAATCTTTATTAGCTAATGCTTGATAAGTAGACCTATCAATTTTACTCATTGATACATCTGTAGGAGTAGTTAAA